AAGTAGGGGATCTAGATAAGGTTCTTCCACTATCGGAGGATAAAAAATTGTTTTAGGTGGAACGAGAATAAAATCTGTATCTGGTAAATCAGGCAGATTTATTTCCATTCTTTTTCATTTTTTTCTTTCTTGCAGCAATTAACAAGAAATCTTTTTTAGTGATTTTTTTATCACCATCAATATCAATTTTTTTTTGATTTCCTTTTAATGGCATGATTTTAATTAATTAAAAAGCTACACCTGCTGCTTGTACTGGTGTGTTAATTAAATCAATCTCTGCTTTTAAATCAGCTTCAATAGCAGTAACTTCGTCTGTGCCTAGTGCATCTTTAACCCAAGTAACCATAGTTGCACTGTCTGGTGTTTTTTTAGATGCGTCAAAAGCAATAAAACCAGAAGGTAATGACTCAGGCTTGGTGTATGTTATTTCACCTGTACGTCTTGCCTTTTCTTCTGAACCATCTTTACCAATTACTCGGTAAACAACATTTGTAAAGTAACCATCAGCAACATCTCTTTTACAAGCAGTGCCATTGATTTCCCATGTGTAAGTAATAGCCATGATAAAAAATAACTTTTATAAATAGTTTAACCTTATTCTACAACTTCGCTAGAATCTTCTTTTCCTGTTGATATTTTTACACCTTCTTCTTCTCGTAACAATTCAGTTAACTCTGCATACTGAGAATTTTTAGCCATAAATTCTTGATATGTTTGAGCATTTTCTTTTTGCAATTTATCAATCTCTGCTTTTGTAGCATTGAATTTATCAGCAAGAGCTTGTGCTTCTTGCTTACGAGTTTCACATCTTTCAGATAATTTTGACATAAGATTTATGTAATTAACTTAAAGTGTAACTATAAGTATGTATTAGAGCAATACGGCTTACTCTGCTTTTAAGCTACTGAACCAGTAATATCAAAAGTTACATAGAAATTACCTGTAGTGTTGTCATTATTAGTAACAGTAATACCTTGACTTGCACCTGCAACGTTATAAGAAAAACCACCTTGCGCACCACCTACAGAAACTATAGAAGAACCTACACCCGCATTAGCAGTACTTCTTAATGCAAAAGGAAATACTGTAGTTGTTGCAAAAGTAGAGTTACCATTTCTTATTCCAACTACTGTTACAGTTCCACCACCATGACCATTAGTTGTTGTAAAAGTATGTGACGTTCCGCTTGATATAGCTTGATAAACAGTTTGTTTTCTATTGGCTACAACTGTGCCATGCTCCATTCTTACTGTTTCTGCGGTTGTAATACCTTCTGAAAATGTTCTTAGCTTTCTACTGTGATCAAAATATAACTCTACTGCACCTGCATTAATAGCTACAATCATCTTTTCCCAAGTAGATTGGTTAGAAATGTTTTCTATAAAAAAGGCTGTACCATCTTCTTTGCGTAACCTTACATAATCATTAAAAGTTGCTGCTCCGTCTGCTTGAATAATAATACTTCCATCTTCACCAGAAGCACCATTTACTCTTAACATTTTCTGAGCTTGACATCCTTCTAACGTAGTTTCAAAACGTTCTAGGTCATTAAAATAAAGTTTTACACCTGCATCAGGTGTTACGATAAGTGCATTTTCTCCATCTTTTGCTTGTAGAGCGAAATTTTTACTATTGTGATTTACAAGAAAATTAAAACTACCTTCATGCTTCAATTCCATATCATTTGAAGCACCTATAAATATTGCACCATTACCACCAGAATGGTCAGAAATATATAAATTTCTCCACCTACCTGCGTTTTGTCCTAAATCAAACTATTATTACTACTTGGCATGATTGATTTTGCATAGTTGCCTATTGATGCCGTCTCGAATTTTTTATCATTATCGAAATATAGCTCTACCGAGTTATCACGAAGTGCATTAATAGATTTTTCTGCTCCATGACGTAAACCAAAATCATTAGTACCATTCTGGTTATAATCATTTATTAATGTCCATTGAGGGGTTGATTCTACCTCTGTATTTACAAAATCTATTCTGGCTGCCCTACTTACTCCACCTCCTGTATTTCCACCCGCTTCTAGTTGTAGTCTAGCTTGACCACCACCAGTTGATTTTATAAATAAATCAGCATTTATATTAGAGCCACTTTTTACTATTTCGCAGCCAGTTGCTATTGTTTGGAGACTTATAACATTATCATGGTACAACTGTACTGCCCCATCATCATTAAACACAGCCATGAGTTCAGCAGAACCATGAGATATAATAAATTTTTCTGGAACGTTTAAAACTACGTCACTAGCTGCTGAACCATTTACAAAGTTATTAGCTACAGTAGCCATACCAAACATAGCTCTGGTGTTTGTATTAGCACCAGAAGCATCAGTATTTAATTGAATTGAAGGTGCAGTTCCACCAAATATTCCTACTCGATTAAATACTTCAATGCCATTCGCTGTTGTTTGAAGTTTCTTAAGATTATCAAAATATAATTCAACTTGTACATCAGGAATAAACAGTGCCATTGTTTCTGATGTACCTTTTGTAATACGCACACCACCTGCATCAGAAGCAAGTCTTAATTCACCAGTACCACTATCTAAAATATAAGAGTGATCTGACGCATGGTATATCTCTAAATCTGCATTATTACCAAGTTTTAACTTACCATTATCTTGAAGTTCAAGAGCATTATCTGATTTATCCCAAGTTAAATTAGAGTTAGCACCTGTAAAAGTTATATCTTGAATAGTAGTTACTGATATAGCATTTACCCCATTCGTACCAATTTGAACAGCAGATTGAGCATTACCGCCACTTTCTCTCATTAGTGGAGTACCACCTGCCTGTGATCCGTCATGTACTACAAGTGTTTTCTTTGTAGTATCTACTGTGACTTCTCTTAAAGCACCAGTAAATGATCCATGTTCTGAGGTTGTACCACCTCTAAGTTGTAATTGGTCAGGCATGGTAAGTTAGATTCCTCCTAGATTAAAAGTTCCAGACCCTTTGGCGAGGGATACACGATTAGCTGCAATAGCTTCGTTTGAAAATACTGCACCTGTTATAGCAAGACCTCCTAAGTCTATACTATTAGAACCTGCTGAAGCTGTATATAAGCTATTAAAAGCTGCTGTAGCAAATTTTGCAACCTCTACAGCACCTTCAGCAAGGTTTTGAAAAACAGATCCGTTAAAAACACGAACACGTTTATCAACAGTGTTGAAGTACAAATCGCCTTCTGTAACAGCATTACCTAAACCATCAACGATTGGATTAGATGATGCTTCTCCTAAGTATAGTTGTAAAAAATTATTTAGGTAATTTGATGCGTTAGTTATATTTGTTTGGTTATTGGCTACAGAAGTTACGTTAGATGATATATCAGCAACAGTTGTTATATTGCTTGATATATTAGCCAACGTATTCATATTGGTAACATTCTGTGATGTAGCCAATATGTCCATATCTGTAATTACAGAAGAAACTGCAAGCAAAGCCATATCAGCAATAACATCTGAAACAGCCAACAGGTTCATATCCGCTATTACATCTGTTGTAGCTAATAAGTTCATATCAGTTATGACATCTGTATTTGCAAGCAAAGCCATATCTGCTACTACATCAGATGTGGCTAATAGGTTCATATCAGCAACAACATCATTAGTACCTAGAATTGCCATATCAGCGACAACATCAGTAGTTGCTAATATTGCTAAATCTGCAACTGCATCAGCAGTACCTAACCTTCCAATCTCAGTTTGTTTACTAGCTACAGCTTGTATATCACTTATATTTGTATGTACAGTTCCTATTTGTGTTGTATTAGCAGCAACAGTTGTTACCTCTGTTGCTTTTGGTACTAATCTGTGAAATGCGTATGTATGATCTACACTTGTTGTTTCTACTAAAAATCCAAAACCTTGAGGTATTGTTGCAGATACGCCAGTAATAATAACTGCATTACCAGTTCCCCTACCATTTGTAATAGTTAAAGTCGTTCCGTTTAAATTAGCGTTACTTCCGTTAGGTAGTGCTGTTGAAGCTGCTTGTACTGAGACTATAGTTCCACCATTTGCAGGGGTATTAATATCTGGGTTTTCTGTAGGGAAACTTGTTTCATTTGCTACTGGTACAAAACCACCAACGTCATCTACTACATTTATTAACCTTGCATCAATAGCTGCTGTTGTTGCAACTTTGTTATCAGCAGAAGTCCAAGTTTCACCTGATTGTATTTCTTCAGCACTATCTAGGTTATAGAATCTTGCATCTGCTTCTGCTTCTGTATAATACCTAGCATCTAATACGTTTTGACCTGCACTAGCTGAAGGATTAAGTTCTGTTTCTGTAAAATATCTACCATCTAAAGTACCAGTTTCTATATCAGCAGATTGAATAGTTCCGTTAACAATATTATCTCTTGAAATTGTAATGTCTGTTGGTAAAGCACCAGAACCTAGCTTTGTAAGACCAACAGAATCATTTAATAATTTACTGCCATCTATATTTGCAGAAGCATTTATATCATCATTAACAATAGTTCCGTTATTAATCATTGTTGAGGTGACTGAACCTGTGTCACCTGTTGTTACTACTGTGCCTGTTACATCAGGAATTGTAATAGTCCTATCAGCAGTAGGGTTAGTTACTGATAGTGTTGTTTCATTTGCATCATCACTACTACCTTCAAAAACAAGTGACCCTGTAAGAGTTTGCGAACCATCTCTTTTAAATAAATCGTTATTAACAATATCAACAAATTCTTGTAAACCAAATAATATTTGATCGCTGTTATTGTCTAAATCTTTTTCTGTTAAAACAGAACCATCAATAAAATCTACTTTTTTTGCACTTATGTCTGTATCTCTTTGAAATTTTATTGATGTACCATTAGCAGGAATATTGCCACTCGTAAAAGTTATTGTTGACCCGTTTACTGTATAGTGTGTGTTTAGTGTTTTTAATACACCACCAACGAAAACATCTATTTCAGAAGTTGATAAATAATTAAAAGATATAGAAAAATTACTTTCAGTACCATCACCTGTGTGAGTAGTAAATGAAGCTGCTGTGTTGGTAGCCATTGTTAACTAATAAGAGACTTGGCAGCAAATTCTTCTAAAAGACTATTGCTGCTTGTTTCTACTATACCTCTATATATTCTTTTATTCCTATTCTGATCGTTATAAAATTTATCTCTTTTTTCTTGGTCTAATACTTTACTATTCTTTATCCACCATTTTTTAGCAGATTGTTTGTAATCATTATGTATTTCCTGTAAACCTTTTTTTAATACTTCTCTAGCGTTATACATTTGATTTACTCTGTCACTATTACTAAAATCATTTTCTGTTAATTCATTTATATCTTTTCCTGCAACATCTGCAATAACAGCCTTCATATTAATATCCATATCTGCTAAGTCCATTTTTAAACCATTACCTCTCATAAGTTGTACCAGTGCGTCATTCTTTTGTATATACCTTTCCATTTTTTCATACATTCTTAATTGCAATGTACCTTTTCTAAACCTTGCAGTTTCATAAATTAAGTCAGCAAGTTCTTCGTTATCTAATCTTAGCTCTTCTTTAAAATCATCATCACTTAGTAACAAGTCTGAAGGAGCAGCAAACTCCCCTCCTGTTTCTTGTAGCACTGATAAAACAGGGTCATTGTTAGAAATGCCTGAATATGTCCAACCATCAAGCAATACATTCCATTCATCTTTACCAAATCCTATAGGTATCTCTACATACTTACCTGTTATATGACTTTGTACTGGTCTTGCAAATTTATCCCCATGAGGAGTAAGACTTGCTATTTCATTAACAAGTCTAGTTGCAAATATCATAGGGTTGAAATCGCCTTCAAACTGTCCTTTAGGTACTTTTTTATCAATACGAATATTACCATCTCGTTTTTGATTGAAAGCTCCTGAGTTAATAGCACCTTTAATAAATTTACCTGTACCACTGAAAGGTACAGCTATTTGAGCAATTCTTCTAGTAACAAATGCGTTCATACGAGAAGGGTCTTCAAATAAAGGTATAAGTTCTGCTATGCCAGAAATAAATGTCTTATCTATTAGATTGTCATACATAGCAGCTTGCATGACTTGATACATAGCTTCTTTTTCTAATTTCTCTGCTTCTGTTAAAAATGGAGCTATTCTTGCAAAATCAGCAGACAAAGCTAGATAACTAGCCCAAGGCTCAAGTCTTTTGTAACTAACATACTTATATTTTATTTTTCCATCTGCTCCTCTTACATATTTTATTTCATCATTTTCGCCCCTAACTACTTTATTATTAGGGTCAACTTTTCCATATTTAGCTATATCTTCTTCAGTAGCAAGAAATCTAAATGCGTAAGGTATAAAACCAGTAGCAAGTAACATCTCTCTTTGTTCTTTATTTTTAGGCAAACCTCCTGTGATTGCTACTCCTGCTTCAGGGTCGTTTATTTGAAAAGCAGCAGTTATACCACCCGCCCAAGCAGCACTACCTAAACGTGTTCGACCTATTGCTATAGCTCTTACACTTTTATCTTTTGATGCTACTTCTGCTAAATGTTCTTTAACAAATCCTAGTTCAGTTATATTAACTTTCCCTATACCTATTCTTTTTCCTATAGGCGTTTCTGCTAAAGCAGCAATAGGACTTGCCTTACCAAACTGCTTCATAATATTTATAGGTGTTCTTATAAAAGGAACTATCTGCCTAGCTAACGGATATTCGTTAACAACGTTTTGAAAAGATTTTAGGTAGTGACCATCTGCTAAATCTTCAGTAAATGTTGCTTCTGCTGCATATTGCTGTGCTTCTCTAAATAATTTTAAATTCTTCTGAGATAATTTTCCCTCCATTGATTCTCTGTTTATAACCTTAATAATTTTATTAAATTGGTTATTAACATATTTATTGTACTCTCCTCTATTAGCAAAATTCCTTATACCTCTTTCCATTTCTTTTTGTGTTCTCTCCCAGATGCTTGCTCTTAAATATGATCTAAAGTTCATCTGCTTAAAGAACTCATCTTCAGCCATTAGAAATCTACTTGGTAATCCGTATATATCCATAACTGCTCTACCAAGTTGACCTTTAGTTCCTTCCCAAGATTCCATCATTATTCTTTCACCTGACTTACTTTCAAGTATTGATTGACCTGCATCAACAATATTTCTATTAGCTCTAAAAGCAAAAGCTGCCATTCTTAAAGACTCCATAGAAGTTGACATTAGATATTGCAAATCTTTCAAAGCTCTTATTCTAGTTGCGTTATCTTCCGCACCTACTAATTTTGATATAGGCTTTCCAAATGTATTTATTCCTGTAGATATTAGGTTGACTTGATGAGTTACAGGGTTTGACAGTATTGAATTTATAAATAAATGATTAGTTATTTTCATCACGTCTGAACCTTTTTGATGTTTTAGTATTATCTTCAGAGCTTTAGGATTAGTAGCTGCTAAGTGTAATTTTCTTACCACTTGCTGTAAAGCTTTAGTATCTCCACCATCTGCTAGTTTTAAGATTTGTTCTATATCAAACTCTCCCAAGAAGTCTTCTTCATCTACCATTTCTTTTGCAGCTTGCTTTCTTGCAAGTTCTACAGCTTCATCTTCTGATTTTAGTTTTAATATAGTCTTTAAACCTTTCTGTGGGATTCTATCAGAGGTTACATTTGACAGTGCAAGACTTCTTGATATTGGTGTAATAGCTCTTCGTTTAATATTTAAGACACTATCTAAAAATTTAAGAGTAAAAGCAAAGTCATTTTTCACAACATCATAGGCTTTGCTATCAAAGCTGCCACCTTTTTTCATAGCAATCATGCTGTCCATCTTACTAGCTAGTTCTCTGACAACGATTGCACTTTCATTAACAATGTCATTCATAGCTATGATTGCTACTTCTAAATCAATCTCTCCTCCATCTCCATAAGTTTCTACAAAGTCTGATAAAGCATTGATAGTATCTAAAGGTAGTTGAGTCCTTGCTTTTGCTTTCATAGACTTCCATGTTCTACTCTTTGGATTTATGCTTTGTTTAATTGCATCTCCTCTAGCAACAATAAAATCTACGATTGCTTCTTTATTCGCAAAAGCTTTTTCTTTACCTTGAATAGTTCCTTTAAAATATCTGTTTAAATCTCTAGCATTAAAAGTTCTTGTTATTTTTGACCCCTTTAACGGACTACCTTGCAATGTAGAACCATCTCCACCTAAATAATATTTTTGTAATTTTGGATTAGTTTTTAATTTTTCCATATATATATTTAAATTTTCAATTAAATTATTATCTTGCATATCAAAAGCTGAATCGCCTATATCTCCTCCATCTTTGGCAAGTATGTTTTTTAATCTTGCTACTATTTTATTTCTTCCTTTTACGTTTCCTGCTCTCATCTCATACATTTTGTCCATAAAGAAATCAACTAGTTCATTACCTTTTTTACCTATGCTTTCTTTTGTATAGTCTGTAATACCAAAAATTACCTTACCAATCTCTTCTGTTCTTTTATCTAGTCCTGAAGTCTTTATTGTTTCTTTTACAAATTTACCTACAGGTTCTTTTATTTTTCCTAATCCTGCTACAGTACCACCAATCGCTAACTCTCCAACAATAAAATCATTTGCCATTGCTCTCATTCTGGCTGCCATACGTTCTTCAACTGGTTTTAAAGTTCCGTCTTCGTTATATTCTTTTGGTGCTTGCATAAAATCTACAATAGTCTTTGCAACATCTGACCTTTCTCCTATCCAGTTAAAAAAGTTTTCTTCATAAGGGTCATTTACTGCACTTACTCCTGCTCCTGCCAATCCAAACTGCAACCTCTTTACACCAAGACTTTTTAAAAACCCTGCTGATTTATACATAGGTATAAGGTATTGGGTTATTGTTTTAGCTGTACCATAAGAAAGACTATTCCTATCATCTTCAGTTTCAGTAAAACCTCCAACTAAATTACTTAAAGCACTTCTATCGTCTAAATTACTTTTTAAAGGTATAAGTTCAAAGCCTTCTGTCCGATCACTGTCATACAAATCTCCAAGCACTAAATCAACTACATCATCTCCTAGCTCATAGATATTATTAACATTTTGTATAAGACCATTAACTAATCCTCGTTTTACTTTTGACGCAAAGTTATCTCTACTTTCATAAATCATTTTATTTATTTCACTGGTTTTCTTGCCACTTGCAAGGATAGCTTCTTGTTCTTCTTGAAACTGTTTTTGTACGCTTGCAAGATAAGCGTCATCATTTAACTTATCTTTTGTAAATCTACCTACTTTTTCTGTTTCAGATTCATTAACTGGACTTACTTCTTTTTCTATTTGTATTTGATCTTTTATTTGATTTTCCTTTATATTTTCATCTATTGATTCTGTAGGTAATATAGGCTTTGGCTTAAGCTCTAAGTTTGGATTTGCTGCAACAAGTTCTTCTTTAACTGTTTCAACATCTTGTGTTGCTTGCTCTTGAGGATTTAGTTCTTGCATAGTTAGTCAGTTAAAAAATCTTTGTACTTGCCTGTGTTATATGATTCCCAAGCTCCAAATCCATATTTATCATACAGACGTTTTGCAGCTATAACATTAATGATAGGGTCATATAGCTCATCTGTAGATTCTATTTCAAATAATGGTAATCTTTCTGGTAAAAATTCTGGTAACATATTTATTTGCATCAGACCAAGAGAGAACTCATTTTTCTTAAGTGGGTCTAAACCAGACTTAACTGTATCAGCGTTACTATCTCCTGCTGATTCTGCCATAGCAACAGCACCCATAATTCTTGTTTGCTCATCATTAAAACCTACAGCCGACAACATTTGTTTAATTAAGTCTTGGCTAAATCTTTGTCTGGTATCAACATTTTCTAATACTTTGTTTAGTCTGTTTACTAATACTTCTTTACTTTCTCTAGGCTTTGGTTCTGGTATGCGTATCTTCTGACCAATACTTAAATTGTTTGCTTGATCTTCTGTAAAGTTGTTGAATTGTATTATCTCTGGATAACTAACACCTTCATACTTGTCTGCTATAACACTTAAATTATCTCCACTTTGTACTGTGTAAGTTTTTTCTTCTGTTTGTGGTGTATTAGCCATAGCTATAAGGTCGCCTTCTTGTCCTCCAAGGTTTGATATTACATCTGATACTATCTTTTGACCTTGTGCTATCTGCACATCATTAAGTGGTAGCTGTGATTTTCTTAAATCTCTAGGATTTACAATTTCATCTCTTTCGTTTGCTTTTATAAATTTATCTTCGTTACCAGTATCACTAGGTTTCTCATCTGTAGTCTCATCTGAAACACTTGAATTATCAACATTTTCAGTGGTCGTTATGGGTGTTTGTTCCTGTATTTCTTCAACTACTTCTTCTGATACCTGTTCTTTCTTAGTTTTAGATTTAATAAATTTATCGTATTCAATCTGAAGAGGCTCAACGACAAACTCACGCAAATCATAAGCTTCGATTTCTTCATTACTTAAATCAACTCTTTTTAAAAACTCTCTTAAATCATTTTGGTATAAAGGTTCATAGTTACCTTCTGCATCTTGATAAGTTTCAAATATTTCATCAATAGATATTTCTCCTGCATAGTCATACTGTTCTTCAACATCTGCAAGACTAGGTTTTATTTTTAAACCTTGGTCATCTATATCGGAGTTAGCATACAAACTTCCAACTGTAAGCCTTAATGTTCTAATTCTTTCCTTTTGTACTTTTGTATTTATTTCTCTTTGTAGAGTTTCATTGTTAACTGCATTTGGGCTTGCAAAACTTTGCAGTGTTCTATTGCCTTGAACTATTCTCTTTGCTTGTTCTTGTACTTTATCTCCAAATTCTAAAACTTCTGTATCTGTAGGGTATCTTGGTACATCTATTTCTACTCCTTCTTCATTTACCTGAATATTGTCTCCAAATAATTTTTTGGTTGTTTTGTAATCTCTAATCTTTTTTGGTATTAAAAAAATTAAATTTTCAATTCTATCTAATTCATCAGCTTCTAAGTCTGATTTTCTGCTATAAATTCTTTCTAAATTGGTAATAATTTTAGAAGATACACTATCTGCAAATCTTCTTTCTTCATCTAAACTTGTATCTAAATCTTTTATTGATTTTCGTTTCCATTCTAAATCAGCAGGAGTTTTAAAACTTTGTTCATAAGCAAGATCAATATATGCTAAAGCTAGTTGCTTGTTATTGTATTCTCCATTATCAATTCTGTTAGTAATTAACTGCTGTTGCAATACACTATCTTTAGCAATAGTTTCCTGATTGTTTTTTACAAAAGTTCTAGTTGCCTTGTCTTGAGATTGAAGAACTCTTAACTCTTCCTTTTCTTCATCTGTAGCGTTTTCTTTGCTAAGTATTTCTCTAGCTCTATTTATATTTTCGCTTTCTTGTATTTTATCTTTGTAATCATAAAATCTATTTTCTGCTTTATCTATAGCACTTAAGGCTGTATTAAGTTTTTTTCTAAAATCTTTAGTATTAGTAATTGAGTTTCTAGTATTTTCTACTTTTACTAATTTAAAACCACCTTTACCATCAGGTACTTTTTTTGTGCCTAAAGAATAAGAAGGAAATAAATCTTTAAATTCAAGAAGAAACTCTCTTGCTTCTGAAAATCTAGTTATTCCTCCTGACTTAGTATTAGCCATTGTCACGGCAAAATTCATTATCTGATCTGTATAGTTACCCATCTCCTTTGTAAATTCTTCTCCTACATATTGTGATCTAATATCTTCTATAAATAATTTAAGTTCATTTTTTATAAATGCTCTGTCTTCTGTTTGATCTAAAAAGTATGAAGCAATGATTTGATCTAGCTGTACTGCTCCTATCTTTTTTAATTTATCTACTTTGTATGAACTGTTATCTTTAGCGTGTTGAGCTTGAAATCCATTTATTCCATCATCTATTTGATCTAGAAAATACTTTTTAACATAGTACTCTGGCATATCCAGTGCTTCTACTCTGACATTTCGTTTACGAGCTACATATTCTTGGACTTGAGGAGAAGAAAAAGGGAAAGCTGCTAGAGGTTTTAATTCTCCGTCAGCAGGGTCAATAACTCTTGTAGTCTCTAATTCTTTAAGCCAAGCATTTTTTAAATTAAGTCCTAAAGCTTTTGACTTTGATTTATAAAAAGCAGGAGCATACCAAGGGTTTTGACCTCTAATAAATTCTGCTTCTTCTGCAAGACCTTTCTTTGTTAGGTTATTTAACTTTTGAGCTATCTGACCTTGTGTTGTTTCTAGATTTATTTCTTCTGGATATAACAATTTTTCTGTAGCTGTAAATCCATCTGTACCTGCTCTTTCTCCTGCTGATTCTGCTTCTTTTATTTCAGCAGCTTTTACTTTATCTATCTCTTGTCCAATATATTTTTGTAGAGCAGGTTCAATAATCGCCAAGGATTGAGCTACTTGGTTTAGAGGACTTGTAATATTTATAGGTGCAACAGTACTTTGAGTTACAAAAGTATCTACAGGTCTAGTGCTTGGTGTAAATCCTCTAGGTTGTACCATAATGTTTAAGCGTTAATTGCTGCCATGTCAGGTCTAATGTCAAGGTAGCTTTTCAATCCAGTAGAAGCTATACCTGCTATGGTCGGCAATAGACCTTGATATTGTTGCTGTGCTTGTATATATCCTCTGTTAGCTATATCCAAAGCTTGATTTCTACGACTTTCTCTTTGAGCTATTATTCCTTCTACATCTCTATCATATTGTCTTTCGGCTGATTCAAGAGATTGATTTAAACTTTCTCTCATAACACCTCCTTGTCTTTCCGCATCTCCTAATAAAATACCTAATAATCTACCTGATTTACCTTCTTGTACTGCAATACTTCCTTTAGCTTTTAATACCTTTAAAGACGCTTCTAATTTCTTTTGTCCAACAATAGCTCTGTCTTCTTCCAATCTATCACTGACAGCATTTTGTTGTGCGGACATAGCAGCGTCAGCAGATAAAGCTGTCCTTTCTGCTGCTTGATAAGCGTAAGATGCTGTTTGTCTAGCTGCTCTATTTTTAGCTGCTGCACCTGCTACTTGTGTTACAGCACTTAACGCAAGAGAAGCATTAAATAAGTTCCCTGCAAGTCCAGTTAATCCTAAAGCTCCTGCTACAAAACACATTAGGCTATCCTCATGAATTGATAGAAAGGTTTTTTATGCTTACCATATTCTTTATGATACTCGATAAACTTAAATCCTAAACTTTCTAACCACTTCATAGCTACTACGTTTTCTGCATATACAACATTATATAAAATTGTATATGATTTCATTAACTCATCAACCCATATTCTGCCTTTTCTAATTAATTGTATTCTGTATTTTTTACTTGAAAATAACTCATCAGTAGAAACCATATAGATACAACCATTACTGGTTACACCGCAAATACCAATAGGATTATCTTCATCTCCACAGATTGCCATAGCTTCTTTACTAGCTAAGTATGAAACTTTCAATGCAGTTTCAGCATCTTGATCGGTTTGATAAACAGCTTCTAACTTGTCCATATCTCTCATATTTTTAGATACATAATCCAAATCTTTTAATGTACATTTTCTTAAATGACCCATTACATTCTTCTACTCTTCATGTGAAACATAGCTTCGTATTCTGCACTTGCTAATAGTGTTGGTAAGAATGTTTTATTCTTGACATCTATATTAACTTTATCTGCTCTACTCATTATGGGAACTCTAAAAGTACCTGTTTCTAAATTAAGCTGACCAATCGCAGCAGAAGCAGCACCTAAAAATCGACCACTAAATTTATGTGTGCTAGTATCTCTTAACTCAGGTGTTACTTCTACTTGAAAGAAACCACTTCTTTCAAACTTTATATAAAAATGATGTAGTTGTAATCTACTGCTAATAATCTCTGCACTATTTTGTTGCGGTGTTTCAGTTATTCTTTGCTTACTAAATCTATAGTGCATATCATAAGGTTCTCCTATAATTACTTTTGCATTTCTATAGTCTCCCTCTGCTTCTATTGTCGCTGTTGAACCATTGGTTAAATTTGTAGATTGTATTATTGTTGCGGGTCTTAAAGTATTAGTTGTTTGATTTAAGTCAACAAACGTACTTGTTTCATTACTTGCTAAATATCTACCTATTACTTCCATTTTTGCTCTTAATCTATATGGAAGGGTAAAAGTAGTTTTATTTGTAGATGAATTATATGAAACTGTTACGTCTGCTTCAGTTAGTTTGTGATCTAAATGAAACTCAAAATCTGCATTGGTTTCTTTGAAATCAGACTCAAATGGTATTTTTTCTAAAGTAACTGTATTAGCTTCTTCTATAACTAAAAACAAATCAGTACCTATAAAATCAACATTTTTTATAGACCTGTTTTCATTAATAGTAAAAGTAAACCAACTGTTTAAAACTTTCTGTCCTTGATTACCAAACAACCATCTGTTTACATATAATTTGTTTGGATTATCAGTACCAACACAAACAAGAATATCCTGATTATTAGATACAGCTAATTTAAAAATATTCTTCGGTATTAATCTTGGTACATGAATAGTAATGTTTGCTGCATCTCTAGCAGTTTCAGCAGTTTGTGTAATATATTCTCTGATACCTGCAAAGTTACCTTTTTTTGTTAAAAAATAAATAGAGTTACCTGCACCCACAGGTGCAGCATCATCTGAAGATTCAAACTCTGTTGATACAAGTACGTTAGCTGTTGTCGGTGTTAAGTTATCTGCTGAACTGGATAGCACAAATTGTGTTTGTTCAGAAAATAATATTAACTGCTCTCCCATAGTTACTGCATGTTTAAGGATAGCAACTTTGGTATGAGAAGCAGCTACATCTATAGGATGTGAATCAACTACAGTAAGAACTGTATCAGGAAAAAAGTTAAAGAACTCTGAAACATTAGACAGTATTACATTGTCATCTGCTAGAAATCCTAATCTGTTTCTAAAGAAAAATACATTATTAATTTTACGACCAATAAATGAAGGGTCAGGAGCAGAGTCTATATCTCCTGCTGTTCTTTCTCCCCATAAAGGTAAAGTATAATCTGTACCACTTATGGTATATGTATCTCCATCAACTCTTGCGAATCTAAAATTACCATCTGCCTGTCTAATTAAAACGTGTGGCATAGTAGCATAATTAAATTTAAACTCTATACCTGCTTCAACTGTTTCTTCCCATTGACCTTCTTCTAAAGCATTACCATTATTAGTGACAAACTTAACATAATAATTATCAAAGTTAGTATTCTCATCTCCTTTTACCTCTACTACCATTCCATTGGGAGAGACAGTAGGTAAGTCTGTAAATCTTTGAACTGAATTTTTTACTATAGTTAATTGAGTATTACCTTGAGTATCAGTACCATCAATAGAAAAATTACTACCATCATTTTTTTTTATATGTATAACGCTTCCGCTTCTTGCAATAGTAAATCCCGATAATCCTGCGTTAAGACCTGATTGCAAATCAGCAGCAACTTGTGATGTGCTGAGAGATGAATCGTTTGTTGTGTCATCAGTAACAGTTACACCATCAACAGTAATTGAATAGACAGTATCGTTAGAAACCTGTTGTACAAAAATAACT